CAATCTTCGGCAACTCAATTGCCTCCTCAACCTTAAAACCTCTCTCTTGAAGAAGTTGCACTCGGTCTTTGTGTTTCTCATGAAATAGGGCAAGTTTGTTGTTTTTCTTGTAATAGTAGAAACTTGACTTTGCTTTGTGAAAGTCCTTGTTCGATAGATAGAGTTGCTTGTTTTTCTCGGTGTTAGCCTTGTAATGCTCCTTGGCTCGCTCCCTTGCCCTTTCTTTGAGATCTTCATCAAGCTTATACTTGGTGTGATAGTTGGTGTATTCACGCTCACGCTTCTTCTTATACATTGCTACAATGTGGTTGATTTCATGTTCGTCCATTGTCATATGTGTTATATATACTTATACATAGATAATAATGTTTAAGTATTTAACGCTGTTTAAAAAAGGGGTAATTTTAAACAAAAGTCCTCATTGCCATAAATACTCTAATAGATGACTGCCAATCCGGACTTGTGGAGAGACAATGGAGAGGTGATAGATATTTGTGTCAATCCGGACTTATCCAAATCTAAGTTTGTGCGTTTAATACTTAAAGATAATTATATATGTATAAGTATAGAGTAGAATGTCTGGGATTGAGAAAATGAGCAACGCAAATAATATCCAGAGTAATGATATGAAGCTGGCAACATTTAGATTGAAGTATAACTCCAAAAATCCTTCTGGTGAATGGAGCAAGGGCAACCTCCCACATGCCAAGCGTATAAGGAGTTTAGAAAAAATGGAGTTGCTCAAAGATGATTACAACAATTTTGGTGTGATCTGTGGCAAAGCCAATGACCTCACCATTGTTGATTTAGATTTCTATGACCATGGAGATGATAAGTTCGACCCAAGGATGTCTGTATTTCACAGCGTCTTTGGTGAGGACTTTGTCAAACGATTTAACACATTCACCGTGAAGACCGGTAGTGGTGGATATCATCTATATTTTAAATATATCAATAAGATTAAACAGACCAGCGATAAAACGAGTAGCATTGACATCCGCAATGATGGTGGATATGCAGTGGCACCTTACTCCAATATCAATGACAAGCGATACATCGTGGATAACATGGCCGACATCAAGCCAATGCCCCAAGAGTTGATTGATTGGCTCCTTGGCAATATCTATCCAGCATCGAAGAAGAAAGAGAGAAACCCTAAGGTCAAGGTCAAGAAGGTCAATCCAGAGACAAATGTAGAGGAGGAGGTAGAAGTAGATCAAGATGACATTGACCTTGGTGTCTATAAGTTTGCTGTGCCAAAGTCTCTGGTGGAGGAGTGTTTGTGCAAGGGTCTCCCAGACAAGTTTTTTCACGAATACGCCTATTGGCTCAAATACACCACAGCGATGAAGACCCTTGATATGAAACCCCTTTGGGATAAATACAATAAAATCCGTTGTAAGAAAGACAAAAACAAAGGCAACCTTGCTGACAACTGGGATGGTATTGTAGATCACAACAAACTTGATATGCTCACTCATATACTCAACCAGAGCACAGTAGAAAATGCCATCAATCTACTTGGATACTTCAAATATAAGCCTACCGAATGCCACAATGAAATCCCCACTGATTTCATCAATCGTGAAAAACTTGGATACAAGGCAGTCATAGAGTTTAAGGAGGATGGCACCAAAATCCTTGTGTTTCGTAGTGATACTGGCACCGGTAAGACAACCACCATGAAACACCATCTCAAAGATACTGGTTCAAGGTTTCTATCGATAGTCTCACGGATTTCACTTGGAGAGGAGCAAACAGCCGTGTTTAAGGCACACGGCATTGATTGTAAATACCACCAAGAAATCCAAGATGAGATTGATGAGCACAATGCCAAGTCTGGGCACTTCTGTATGTTTGATGGGTTTGATGATAAGGAGGGAGACAACATCGTCATCACCATCGATAGCCTTACCAAACTTGATGGATGGCAAGACTTTTACGGATACACGGTATATCTTGATGAATACAACTCACTCATAGAGCATCTCATCACCAGTCCAACTTGCTCCAAGAAGCGTGCTCCTATCTTTCATATGCTACGCAAAATCATCACCGAGGCTGACCTTGTGATTTGCACAGATGCGGACATCAGTGATAATTGCCTCCAAGTGTTCAAACAGATGGGTATGGAGTATCGCTTCATTGACAACCAATACAAACACAATAACAATGTCAAGGCAACTGAAATCACCGACTTTGATAGGTTTATGAATAAACTGATGGCAGAGCCAAAGTTTATCCTATGTGCTGACAGCAAGACAATCGTAGATGTTATGGGACACAAGACCTTTAAGAAGACCGGTGGAGATGTCAAGGTGATTACAAGTGAAACATCTGGCAGAGTTGATTTAGATGCTCACGATCGTGTGCTATATTCACCTAAGATTGTCTATGGTCTTGATAGTGTGATGAAGCGTCCAGTCTTCGCCTATTTCTGCCAACACACCATCACCCCAGTGGCTATGGTTCAACAAATCTGTCGGTGCCGTGATATCACCAGCATCACCTTCATGTTTGAGCCTATGGGATGTCAAGCCTATATGTATCATGATATGGATGAAATCAAGGAGGAGGTCGTTGCAATGGACAAACTATCTGCCGATTTCGGTATGATAGATGGTCTCAAAGATGATTACCTTGACCTCTATGCTCGCTTTGAGTATAACTACGATTGCTTTAACACCAACAAAAAGGCACATTTCATCCAGATACTCAAAAATCGTGGTGTCAAGATTACACTATCGATGGATGGTGGTGGTGAGACTGACCCCAAGGCACTTATGACCATCAAAAAGGAGGTCAAGATGGCAAAGAAGGGGGATATGACCCAATGGTGTAAGGTGTGGATGGATAATGTTATGCAACCATACATGGATGAGGAACTTAGTGAATTAGAAGAGGAGTATGAAAATGAAGAAAAAGATGGGGAGTATGAAGATAGATATTGGGAGATTAAGAATACCGGTAGAGACCACCACAAATGGCACGAACAATCCAAGGAGTATTACCCAGAATGGGTCTGGCGTAAGAATGAGATCCTACAAATCCCCTATGCAGATATCCACAACCATTTTGACCTATTCACCAAACCAGCAGAATTGGAGCAACACCTTATGGCATCCAACTTCTTCTTTAAAACTGACCTTGACTTGATGGATGAGATTACAGACAGCAAGGACTTTGGTGTCAAGAAGCTGAAATCCAATCGTGGCAAGCTTATCCTAATGAGAAAATATATGAATATGACCACACATGAAAATCAGTCCAAGTTTGTCCTACCCTTGGAGGCAGATGTGAAACCACTGACCAAGGAGCAAAATGAGAAGTATATGACCGAATACAACCTCATCTACCGGTCTCGTCGCAAAAACCCAGAGGACTTGACTGACCAGCACCAAGCATACCTACACTATATCAACCACTACAAGAGATTTGTAGATGTTGAGAAAAAATCAACGAGTAAGGACAGCAAAAAACTTGTCATCTACTCACTTATAAAAGATGCAGTGAAATACCACCAAGAGATTATTGAATACCGCAAGCCGGTTGATGATGACATCAAGCTTGTCATCGATGGTATGTAAATCACTTCTCAGCCCAGCGACCGGTTTGAAGCATACGCTCGGCCTTATCTTGGGTCATCTGCCCAGCCTTCGCCTTGGCAATCTTAACCTTCTTCTTCTTCTCCACTTCTTTTGAGTAATCCTCAAATATAGACTTAGGTTTATATTTCTTGATCTCCTTCGTCGTCTCAACCTTGTGTTGCAATTCGTCCGTGCCCACCGATTTCATGACTTTTGATGCTGATGCCTTGCCACTCATAACTTTTATATTTTAGCTTATATTTTTATTTTATAAGTTAAAATATAAAAGATATGAGTTTAGTAGTATGTGCGAATGACAGCGATAAATCCTTCAACAGAACCAGCAACTTCAATTCGGCGTTTAGCTGGATTAACTCTGTGAAACAAACCATGCGTCTCCCTCCCAATAGTGAGGTTGCAGTCCAATCCGTAAAGGTCAATAAGAACAGTGATATCACCATCAAGAAATCCTCTATCTGGTTTCAATACTGGGGTAAAGACCAACTGCCACTTGACACATCAACCAATACAACCTTACAAGAACCTATCCTTTGTCGGCCTAAGCTCGATGGAGCTGATGAAAGCAATAATGTTTCAGTCAATGAACTTGCCCACAAGGTAGCCAAGGGTATGAATGAAGGTCTCCCTCATCCAGACGCTTATGGTCTCCAATTATGCTCGGCGGTTCATGATGGCACCAAAGATCCCCCCTTTCAAGGGTATAAGATGACCAGTGTGTATCAAGGCGACCAAAGTGCAGTGAATATTGTAGCCGATGCTACTTTTAATGCCCACACCTCTGGCTTAGAGGGACTTGGTTGGACATCTCCTTTCGCAGATGCGTCAGTCCTTACATATACACCAGAGACTGGTGGGACTGCCCCCATTATTACCGGTGGAGCTCCAACCACTCGCAAGTGGAGTGAGAGTTGCCTTACGAATAAGAGAGCACCCATATCCAGAAATGGTGGCACCATGATTGTTGATTTGCTTGGACTTGGAACAACGAGCGATCGTGCAACCGCTCAATATAATACTCGGTGGCAAGTCGGTTTTGTTCGTGGTCTAAATAATCCCTTGGTGTCCTTTGGTATGCCAGACTATTACCAAGCTGAAAACACAACCGGCTTCAACGATGGTCAAGGATTACAAACCAATCCATATCCATCCTTTGATCAAAACTTTTATGATGTGGTTGTATCATGCGACCAAACCACCAACTCATCAAACCTTCGCCTAAAAATCCATATGTCTGTGCCGGATGGCGAGGGTGGTATATGTATGGAAGAGGTGCAATATTGGGGAGCGTGGAATGCGGTTGTTGGTGCCAATGGTGCTGTGAGATATAATCTGTCGTCAAATGCCCAGTTTATCAGCAAGTTAAAGTTTGAGTTTTTCAATGAGCAAGTCATCATCTCTGTTGGTAATGGAGCCACTGGTGATACTTATACAATCATATCTGGGTATGATGCCCACTTTGGGAGAAATAGTGCTAACAATAGCAATTGCCCTAAGGCACTCAATCAATCCCAATGGAACCTCTATCCCAAAGTGTGTGTCCTTGGAGGCAGTGGTAAATCTATATCTATCGACCAATATGGAGGGGTCATCCCATCAACAGTTGGATATACCTTTGATTACGGATTGCCCAAAAATGATTGGTGTTGTCGCATGTATAATAGCGACAGCGATTTAGCGAGGCAAGTTGATATGAGGTCAGCCAATTCGTTGGCGAGCGGAAATACCTATGTGCCGGTCGGTAGTGCTGGTGCCACTGATTATGATTTTAAAACCAATGTCATCCAATTCATCATTGCACCTTCACCCAGAAACTATGCTGGAACCGAACAAGCGAATGTCCAGACCATGCTTGGATTTATCAATAGGGCAGTCCTCAATCCAGCCAATGGTGGCACAAAACTACTCAATGAGAGGGAATACGAATATTTGAGCGATACAATGCCGGTATTCAGTGGGTCATCCAAGTCTCTCTTTGTAAGGCTCGATAACTTCACACAAAACTCCCTCAATGCTGGGGTTGGGCGACCGAGTAAGATCCTCTATCATATGCCTCGCTTTGATACATCCAATCGTGATTTAGGTGCTGGGCTCTACTACGAACCCCAAGAGCGTGCGTATCTTCATCTCAACAACAGCGATACGATACTCGTAAATCAACTCAATCTATCTATATGCGATGAGAATGAGCAACTGGCAACCGACTTGGTTGGACGCACAATCGTGGTGCTCCATTTTAGAGTTGCCAAGTAAGTCTTGATTGGCAGTCATCTATTAGAGTATTTGTGGCAATGCGGATTTTTTAGACAATAAATAAATATATATGTTATTATATAATGATTGATTTACGATGCGGAAACAATATAGACTTGATTGAAGGTGTTGAGGATAAATCAATTGATTGCGTGATAACATCACCACCCTATTTCAATACTGGTAAGAAATATCAAAGGGGTAAGGGATATCATTACACAAGTGATTTTGCAGAGCCTCTGTATAACATCATGGATATAATGGAAGCCATTAAACCCAAGCTGAAAGATAAGGGGGTGGTCTGTCTTAACTTAGGATTTTCTTACGCAGAGACCGGTGTAATGAGACCCTTTGATATTGCCAATCGTTTGCGAGAAAAATATGGATATTTTGTGGTTGATGTAATCATATGGGTTAAAAAGAACCCTATACCATTACGGAAACGCTTGACAAACGCTTTTGAGTATGTGTTTGTTTTGAGTAATTCACCGCATATAGACTATAAGAATGAAACACATAAACTAAACATCATCCATGAAAGTGTGTCATCATACAAGGGGCATAACGCAATTATGCCACAAAGAGTATGCGATCACTTACTTGAAACATTCACCATCGAGGGGGGTATGGTTTTAGACCCTTATATGGGAAGTGGAACAACAGCTGTATGTTGCAAAAACTCCAATAGGAATTGTATTGGATTTGAGATAAATGAGGAATATGTCAAGTTATCCAAAGAGAGATTGGAATAATGTATCTTTTTTTAACCTTATTTTTAGAAAATTATAGAAATAGAAGAAAATATTTCTATATGTATAAAGAGAGAAATGGATTGTTTGCCAGAAATCATCATGCCAGCACCGGAACCAGTCCAGATGGTTATTCAAGAAGAAGATCACCACAGCGATATCAATGCTAATGGAACCAAGGCAGAGCGTGAAGCAGAGGAAGAAGAAGATCCGTGCCAAAGCGAACCACCAAGACGCTTAATGGAGCAAGTTGATATATTCAGTGATGCTCCTAAGGTCAAGCAAGTGATGGAGAAGGCACCGAAGAAAAAGCGTGTGTTGAGTGAGGAGCATAAAGCGAAACTTGGCCTTGCACGACAGAAAGCCTTAGAGGTGCGGAGGGCTAATAGTCAAGCAAAGAAGGAGATGAAAGACTTGACTAAATTAAAGAAACAACAAGACTTGGATAGATTGCGTGAAGAAACTGGCACAAAGAAACCTACACAGCACAACCACAAGAAAGTCGTTGATACTCCAATTGCCGTCGAACCCTTTGCTCCCTCATTGGCTCCAATACCAAAATCTCAACCAGAGAGCATACCAAAACAACAACCTCAAATAATAGGATATAGCCAAGCAGACCTTGATCAAGCGTCATTAAATGCGATAATAGGATACGAGAAAATAAGAAAGAAACGCAAAGACACAAAGAAACAAGAGCAGAAAATCCATGTTGAACAAGAAGCCTTAAAGAAGCAATTACGAGAAATCACCACAAAACAAAAACCGACTTATGAAACAAACCCTTGGAGTGAGTTTTTCTAATCTATGGATAAGTATAGGAAAAGTCCGGATTGGCATAAATACTCTATATATACCTTGGCAATGAGGACTTACTCTATACGCAAGCATAGAGAAGACATCATTGATTTATGGATATTTTTGGATTTTATATATAATCTAACCATATCATATAATGAGTAAAGCACCCCCTAAGGTAAGAAAGGTCATTGATTTAGAAGACAAGTCCAAGTATCCACCGGTGCATCCACACCTACCCCAGCCACCATTTAATCTATTGGTGGCTGGATCTGTGAAACAAGGCAAGACAAATCTGCTGGTAAATCTTTTGAGAAATGAGGAGATGTATGGAGACAATTATTTTCAACAAGTGAAGATATATAGCAACAGTATCCACAACGACCCTAAGGGTAAATATCTCAAAGATGCCTTTGAGGTAGAAGATGGATACAAGGATATATATATTGATAAGTTTATTGACCACCAGAAGAGCCATGAGCGTGAAGACATGGAAACGGCCTTGCTGGTGTTCGATGATATTATTGGTAAAGACTTCAAGCGTGCGTCATCGATAGCTTTTTTGAGCTCTCGTTTTAGGCACATAGAAACGAGTATCATGATACTCACACAAGCATTCAAAAATGTAAG